ATTGGCCATAAAGCAATGACTTATGCAGGATGTCAAGGACTTACTGCTCCAAGAGTCCAAATTTTGCTTGACAACCACACACAGCATTGCTCGGACAGAGTTCTTTACACATGTCTTTCACGAGCTGTGGATTCTATCCATTTTATCAATACTGGCCCCAACAATTCTGAATTTTGGGATAAGCTTGAAGCTACACCATACCTCAAAGCCTTTATTGATACATACCGGGATGAAAAGACTGAGATGTTGAATTCAAAACCTGCAGATGACAGCCCTGTGGAACCTGAAGCTCCTGCTACTCATTTCCCCGTCTCTAACGGCAACAACTTAGAGAAATTAGCTTCAACACTACCTGAAAAGTTTGCTCGGGAGATCTATGATAAACATCATGGTTATTCCAACACCATACAAACAGAGAACCCCATAGTACAACTTTTCCAACATCAACAGGCAAAAGATGAAACTCTCTTTTGGGCAACAATTGAGGCAAGACTTTCTATAACCACACCAGACGCTAACCTCAGAGAATTTACTTTAAAGAAAGACGTTGGAGATATTCTGTTCTTTAACTATCACTCAGCAATGTGCCTGCCAGCTGACCCTGTCGACTTCGAGCCAAGAACTTGGGAAATATGTGCAGCTGAAGTCAAGAATACATACCTAGCAAAACCAATGGCTAATTTGATAAATGCCGCTAGTCGACAATCTCCTGACTTCGAGCCTAACAAGATCTCACTGTTTTTGAAGTCACAATGGGTTAAGAAAGTAGAGAAATTGGGAGCCATCAAATCAAAGCCTGGGCAAACAATTGCGGCTTTTATGCAGCAAACCGTTATGCTGTACGGAACTATGGCTAGATACTTAAGAAAAATGAGACAAAGATTCCAACCAAAACACATTTTCATCAATTGTGAAACTACAACCGATGATCTGAATAATTTTGTTCTCAATGGTTGGAATTTTAATCGAACAGCTCAGACTAATGATTTCACTGCATTTGATCAATCCCAAGATGGAGCTATGCTACAATTTGAAGTCATGAAGGCTAAATTCTTCAACATTCCTGCAGACGTGATTGAAGGGTATATCAACATTAAGCTCAACGCTAAAATCTTCCTAGGCACTCTTTCAATTATGAGGTTATCAGGTGAAGGTCCCACATTTGATGCAAACACTGAATGCTCTATTGCTTACACAGCAACAAGATACCATCTGAGCTCAGCAGTGAAACAAGTTTACGCTGGTGATGACATGGCTCTTGACGGAGTGGTCATGGAAAAACCCTCCTTTAAGAAATTACAGAGCAAGCTTAAATTGACATCAAAAACATTGTTTCCAAAACAAGTTAAGGGTGATTATGCCGAATTTTGTGGGTGGACTTTTACCCCAGGTGGGATTATTAAAAATCCTTTGAAAATGCATGCATCCATCATGTTACAAGAAGCAATAGGTAACCTCCACACTGCTGCTAGGTCATATGCAATAGACATGAAGCATTCATACCAAATGGGAGATAAATTGCATGAATACCTTACTCCTGATGAAGCTGAGCAACATTTCTTGGCTGTTCGCAAATTGCACAAACTCCACCAAGGTGAAGCCATGAGACTTGGGGAGAAGAGCCCCCCAAAAGCAACACATTGACGGGTTAAGTTTCCCCTGTTCGAAATGGAAAGATCCACTCTAATAAATTTACTTCAACTGCACCACTTTGAACCTAAACTCAGCGTTGAAGGAGTTATTGTTGTACACGGAATCGCTGGAACAGGGAAAACTACCCTACTTAGAACTTTATTTTCTGCTTACCCGAACCTAGTTATAGGATCACCTAGGCCTTGTTACTTAGATAAAGCTAATAAAATTTCACAAGTTTGTTTATCTTGCTTTCCAAACACCCTTTGTGATATTGTCGATGAGTACCATCTCCTAGAAAGTTACCAAGAACCTACTTTGGCTTTGTTTGGAGACCCTTGTCAGTGTACTTTCATTGGAAGACTTAGAATTCCACACTACACTTCCTTCAGGACGCATAGATTCGGCAAGTCTACTGCAGAGCTCTTAAACAAGTTGTTTCAACTTCAAATTGTCTCTGTAAAACAAGAAGACGACATAGTTGAATTCTTTGACCCATTTCAAGTAGACCCAACTGAAAATATTTCAGCATCTGAGGAAGAAGTTTTGGAATTTGTCTCTGATCAAGTAGTGACGACCAGCTCTGAAGAATTAGCAGGATTGGAGTTCACCGAAACCACTTTCTACTGCACTACACTAGCTGCAGCAGTCACTGAAAATCCTGCCAGAACTTTCATCTCCTTAACCAGACACACTCAGAGACTCACCATTGGTGAACTAAATGCCAGGATTGACTCCTAGAGCTGACCTCACTGACACCTACAAGATAATTGCTATTGCCTTTTTGTTGTCAGCTTGCATTTACTTCCAAAACAGCCATTACCAACCTGTTGCTGGAGATAATCTGCATAGATTGCCATTTGGTGGCCAGTATCAAGACGGCACCAAGAAGATATCATATTTTCCTCAGCAACAATCATACTTTCACTCTGGTAACAAATTAAATGTCCTCATACTCATCTTCATTCTTACATTGGGTATCGTCCTCACCAATAAATTTAGTTTTAGCGTTAGCCGTACTACTCACCAGCATTCTTGCTACAACACACATTCTGCAGCAAACACAACACCACCATTGTCAGGTCATCATTGACGGAGACCGGGTATAAGTCCTTTGGAACAGGGCATCATAGAGGGTGAGAGTCCCGTCTACGACTCGGTCTTCTGCACAATACGGGTGGCTTTCGAAGAGTCGCATTGCTTGGGAG